CTATTGATGTTGTGTTGGACCTTGGGTTTGATATTCTTTATCGTTGCAGGGTACGTCTTTATGGTATTGATACACCTGAAAGTAGAACTAGAAACAAAGATGAAAAAGTTAGAGGTAAATTAGCTGGTTCTTTTTTACAAGATGCTGTAGATAAAGGAAATAAAGTTATTATTGAAACTAAACTAAAAGATTCTAAAGGTAAATTTGGCAGAGTTTTAGGAAATGTTATTGTTGATGGAAAAAATATAAATCAATTAATGATAGATAGCTATTTAGCTGTTGCATATTTTGGTCAAAGTAAAGATGACATAGAAGAAGAACATTTAGTTAATAGAAAAAAATTAATAGAACTAGGAAAGTTTGAACCTATAACATAATGGATTCTGTAGTCACTTTAATTAATGAAGTTGGCTTTCCAATAGCAGCAGCCATAGGGCTAGGTTTGTTTATTTGGAAATTAATAAATAAAATTATAGATGGAATGGAAACTAAAGTAGATGTTCTTGATGAAAAAGTAAGTGCACAAATAGCTCAGATAGAAGAAAGGCTAGGTCAAAAATTAGACTCACAACATGGTATTTTAATAGCTTTAATAGACAGAGTAAGGTCTGTAGATAATGAAATTATTAGACAAGACACTCTTTTAAAAACTATATTAGGAGTACCACAACTTATGAATACTGACAGAATAGCAAAGGCGGATAGAGATGACCAAAGAAAAGACTGACAAGGATAAGGAAGAAGCGGCAAAAGTAAGAATATTTGCTTTTTTAGTCTTTGCTTTTGGCATTATGATGGCCTTTATAATAGCTCAAAACTCTCAAGCAGATCAGATTACACACAAGTTTAAATCTCCTTCATTCAATGGAATGAATACCTCTAGTCATTATTTAACTATTGAAAACCAGGAATTTAATAGAAGAAAAACTATTAAAGATGAAATTAAGGCAGCTTTAGAAGAGGCTGAAAGAGACAAAGAAAACTCTACAGTTCAGAGGTTTCTAAGAAACTTTGAGAGTCGTGTATACGCTGAATTAAGCAGGCAGTTAATTGCTAATTTATTTGGTGAAACACCGCAAACAAGTGGAACTATAACCCTAGAAGGTAATACAATAGTTTACAGTTCAGACGGAACATATCTAACTTTAACCATAACCGAAGCCGATGGAACAATTACCACTATCAAGATTCCTCTGGGCTCCTTTACTTTTTAGTATATCTAGCTGCTCAATCCTTGATCAGTATGAAGATACTATAGATCAAAGACACAAAGCAGGTGATGTAGTAAAGATAAGTGATCTTCAATCAAAAGAATTAAAAAATGTAAACATACCTGTTAGTAGGCCTATAGTAGCGGTATATCCAACATCATTCACAGATCAAACAGGACAACGTAAAAGTAATAGCTCGTTTGCTTTGTTTTCTACAGCTATAACTCAGTCTCCAAATGCACTATTAATAAGGGCCTTAAAACACGCAGGAGATGGCCAATTTTTTAGAGTGGTTGAAAGGATTGGCTTAGATAACTTAGTAAAAGAAAGGCAGCTAATTAGATCGGCAAGAGAAAAGTTTGCAAAAGACGATGAAAGTAAAAACGTTCCACCCCTACTATTTGCAGGTGTCTTGCTAGAAGGTGCTGTAATAAGTTATGATAGTAACTTGACCACGGGTGGGATGGGTGCTAGGTATCTAGGAATAGGAACAAGCATTCAGTATAGAGAAGACAATATAACAGTTAGTCTTCGTATGGTATCAGTCGCAACTGGTGAAATACTTATAGAAGTATTAACACAAAAGACAGTTTTTAGTTACGGTAAATCAGAAGACGTATTCAGGTTTATTGAGGCAAATACAGAATTAGTTGAAATTGAGTTAGGTAACTCAAACAACGAATCAGCAACAATAGCGCTTATGAAAGCTATAGAGGCTGCCGTATTAGAAATTATAAATATCGGTTACGATAGGAGCTTTTGGAATGAACAAATTGAAATTAAAGAGCCTGATTGTGTTGATGATGACTGTATCACTTCAATCGGCAGATAACGAAATATTCGTAGATCAAAGCGGTGTGTCAGCTAATATAGATTTAGAACAGCTAGGCATATCAAACATTATTGCAGGTCTTGGTTCTTCAGCAGGAAGTCTTACAGCTTTTGATCTTGACGGAACAAGTATGACACTTGACGTTAATATGATTGGTGCGACCAATAAGTTCTTTGGTGATATTTGGGCAGATAGCTTTACTGGTGCATATAACTTTATAGGTTCTACCAACACCTTCACAATCCAGATAGATCCCAGCAATACTTACGGAGCAGACAGCTCTAACCAAAACGTAGCTGTTACAGGTACTGGTAATACTTTTACTTTAAATCAAGGGACATCTGCATTAGCAGCTACTTTAGATTTAGATTGGATCATTCAAGGATCTAATAACACTGTTGTTTCTAATATCAATATTGATAATGCTACTAACTATATGGATATAGATGGTAGTGATAATACAGTTAACTATACAGGCACAGGCGTATCTGCAAGTGCTGGTGGGTATTTTTGGCTAGATCACACAGGTGGTCAAAGAACATTTAACATTCAACAACTGAGTACCCAAGACAATGATTGGCTTAAGATTATTTCTGTTGGCGGCAATGCTTCTAGTTCCGTTTGCGTTATCCAAAACGATCAAGGAACCTCAATCGGCTGTTAGTATTGGTGGTATATCTGAGCTAAATGGCTCGGCACAAATAGTAAGAGATGAGCCACTAGACGCAGAATTAGAATTATCTATACAAAGCAACGATGAAGCTGTTACTACCAATGGTAGGATGGCAATCAAGTTTCTTGACGACTCAGTAGTAAGGCTTACAGAACACTCACAACTCTTAATAGATGAATATATCTATGATCCAGATCCAAGCAAATCTAAGATGGCTCTTACCTTTGGACTTGGTACAGCTAGGTTTATTACAGGCAATCTAAATCGTATAGATAAGAAAAACATTAGCTTACGAACCCCTACAGCTAATATAGCCATAAGAGGTACAGACTTTACAGCTACAGTAGATGAGCTAGGCCGCAGTCTTATAATACTTTTACCTGATGCCCTGGGATTATCTAGTGGTGAAATACTAGTAACTACTGCAATGGGTACAGTAACCTTAAACAAACCATTTCAAGCAACTACAGTATCTGTATTTGAATCAAGTCCTAGCAGTCCAGTGATCTTAGATTTAACCTTAGACATTATTGATAACATGCTTATTGTTAAACCACCTAAAGAAGATATGGAGATTAACCAAGAGGTATCAACTGTCTCTGAAAAAAATATCTTAGACTTTAATGATCTTGATATAGATTATTTAGCAGAAGACTATCTTGGGGACGATGAGCTTGAGTTTAACGAGTTAGATATCAACTGGCTAGATGTTAACTACCTAGAAGACCTGCTCAATATATTAGATGCACTCGCTGTAGATGACGATAAAGATTCTTTAGCAGAAGCATCTGCCACCAATATAACAGGTACTTTGCTTGGTAGAGATGCCGAGACTCAGATAACAACTTTAATAACTGGAAATGTTGTAAGCATGAGAAGGGCAGTAAATGACTATGCTAGATTAGACCTCAACGGATCTGATAGCTATACTGTTATTATTATCCAAGATGGTGTTAGTAATGTTGTTAAAATTAATGGCGGAGGAGACTCGGTTATAACCATAACTCAAGGCGAATGAATAAGTTAATACTTCCGATTCTTGTAATACTATCCTTGCCATTAGTATTCCAGTCAACACCTACAGAGATACTTAAATTAAAAATCTTTGATGCCTTTGTAACAACTCCAGAGCCTAGTGGTAATTTTGTAGTATTAAATATTGAAGAGGGAGATGTAGCTAGAGAAGGAGGTTGGCCTATACCAAGAAGAAGTCTTGCTCAAATACAAGTTGATCTTATTAACAAGGGAGCCATAGGAGTTGGTTGGGTTATAAGCTTTCCTCAAGCAGATAGGATGGGAGGCGATGAAGTCTTTGCACAAACCCTAGGCTACACTAATTCTGTATTAGCGATGTTTGAAAATCCAAACGGACAATACCCAAAAACTACAGGCACAGTTATTAAAGGAAAGAATCCTGGTGGCATACCTACTCAAGGAGTGGTTCAAAACATTAATATACTACAAGAAAATTCATCTCAAGGAATTGCATCTGCTCCAGTAGATATAGATAACCTAGTTAGAAGAATACCTTTGTTATTAAAAACTCCAGATGGATATGTTCCTGCTTTTGGCACAGAAGTATTAAAAGCGTTAACAGGAGCAAAAACTTACATTATCACTACAAATGATAATGGTATACAAGAGATATCAGTCAGAGGAATACCACCAGTTAAAACAGATAGTCTTGGTCGTAAATGGATTAGCTGGGTAGACACACCACAAACTAATTTAAAAGACATGGACGTTGCAAATAAATTTGTTTTCATTGGAACAACGGCCAATGGAATTATGCCTCAAGTGGCAACTCCAGTTGGATTATTAGAACCTCATAAGATTCAAGCTGCATTATCTGAGTCAATTCTTATAGAAAACTCTCCACGTATTCCAGACTTTGCTCTAGCGTTGGAAATTTTAATTTTTACAATTTTTGTGTCATTGACATGGTTTGTGATTAACTATCTAGGTATAACTAAGGGCGTAAGCATAGCTATTATTTTACTCTTCACTACGGCGCTCTCAGGAGTTTTTAGCATCCAAAAGGGCCTTTTAATAGACTTTTCATGGACTTTCATCTCACAATTCATAACTGGAGCTATTGCCTTCTATTTAAACTTTAGAAAGCAGTTTAAATTGCGTCAACAGATCAAAAAACAATTTGAACATTACTTAGACCCAAGACAAGTTAAAAGATTACAAGATAATCCAGAGTTATTAAAACTTGGTGGCGAAAGAAGAAGATGTACTTTCTTATTTACAGATGTCAGAGGTTTTACTTCTTTGTCAGAAAAATTAGAACCAGAAGAAGTAACCGAGATTATGAACAAAGTTTTGACCATCCAAGCTGACGCTGTAAAATTTTATGATGGAATGGTAGATAAATATATTGGCGATGCAATGATGGCCATTTTTAATGCACCGATAGACTTAGAAAATCACGAAGAAGCTGCAGTGCTTTGCGCTAAAGAAATACAAAATCAAGTAAAACTATCTGGCTTAGGATTAGAGATAGGAGTTGGAGTAAATACAGGTTTTGCAGTTATAGGTAATATGGGGTCAGATACTAGATTTGATTATACCGCAATAGGTGATTGCGTAAACGTAGCAGCTCGACTTGAATCTGGAACCAAAGAAGCTGGAGTTGATATTCTTATAGGAGAAGAAACTGCCAAAAGTTGTAGTTTTGAGTTAAAATCTTTAAAGGACTTAAAAGTTAAAGGAAAAGCTAAGGCTTTAAAGATATATACTGAACATACGGAGATATTATGAAATTTAATTTATTAAAAAATATAGTTGGTGCTGTAGCTCCTACACTAGGCACAGCTCTTGGCGGTCCAATGGGCGGCATGGCAACCAAAATGATTGCTGATGTATTAGGTGTACCTAATAATTCTAAGTCAATAGAAAAGGGACTGGCTGATGCTACTCCTGAGCAAATGTTAGAACTTAAAAAGTCTGAACAAGCTTTTGAGTTACAAATGAAAGAACTAGAAGTAGATGTATTCGCTATGGAAACAGCCGATATCCAGGATGCTAGAGGTAAGTTCAGTAAAGACTGGACAGCTAGAATAATGGGTATAGTAATCGTAGGTGGGTTTATGGGCTATATATTTTTAGTAACTCTACAACCACCAGAACAAAATTCAGAAGCTCTTATTAACTTAGTCCTTGGTTACTTAGGAGGTTTAGCTAGTGCTGTAATCTCTTTTTACTTTGGAGCTTCGCACAAACAGGATTAAATATGAAAATATCACAAGAAGGAATATCGTTAATTAAGAAATTTGAAGGCTGCGAATACAACGCATACAAATGTGCAGCAGATGTTTTAACAATAGGTTATGGGCATACTAAGGATGTTAAAGAAGGAGACTTAGTAACTCAACAAGAAGCAGAAAATTTATTAACAAAAGACTTAGAAGAATTTGAAGAATCTGTCATAGAGGCTGTAGACATGCCAATGAGCCAACATCAATTTGATGCTTTGGTGTCTTGGACGTTTAACCTAGGACCATCTAATTTAAAAGCATCTACTATGCTTAAAGTTTTAAACAAAGGTAACTATGAAGATGTACCTGCACAAATTAAGCGTTGGAATAAAGCAGGCGGAAAAGTTCTTGAAGGTTTAATTAGAAGAAGAGAAGCTGAAGCTTTATTGTTTGAAGGCAAGGAATGGCACGAGGTTTAATACATGACATTAAGAAAATATGTATTTAAACCAGGAATAAACAAAGAAGGTACTAATTATAGTAACGAAGGTGGCTGGTTTGATGCTGACAAAGTTAGATTTAGAAAAGGCAGACCTGAAAGAATAGGTGGCTGGGAAAAGTTAAGCACACAAAGTTTTATAGGCACTTCTAGAAAGATATTTGTGTATAGAGCATCTGGTGGTACTAACTATATAACACTTGGAACTCATCAAAAATTTTATGTTTTAGAAGGTAATGTTTTTTCTGACGTAACTCCTATAAGAGCTACAACAACCAATGGTATTGTTTTTGCTGCAACTAATGGATCAACAACCATAACAGCAACAGATAACGCACATGGAGCTGTACAAGGAGATTTTGTAACATTAGCTGGTGCTGCTAGTTTAGGCGGTGCTATTACTGCTGCTGTTTTAAATCAAGAATATCAAATTACTGGTGTAGCAAGCGTAGATACATTTACCTTTACAGCTACAGCTACAGCAAATAGTAGTGATAGTGGTAATGGCGGATCAGGTGCTGATGCAGCCTATCAAATAAACTCAGGTTTAGATGTATATATTCAATCAACTGGTTGGGGTT